GCAATCCCTTCCTGTATCGCCTCGAATATACCTTGCTGCATATACTGCATGCAAGTTGGTTCGCGAGCGATAACACGGGGTGTTTTGAGCGTTTTAGGAACAAGAATGACCTGAACAGGCCGTTCTTCTCCGGGTTCGAGGACCTTCACTGGATTGGCACTAATATAGCGCCAATTTGCAACGAGATGTTCGTCCCAAGGGAAAACATCTTCGAGCCGACTGGTCCACTCAGTCTGATAAAACTTTTGGTTTCCCAAAAGCTTGTCAGCGGTGGTACCAGGTCCGTGCTTTGGTACGAGCTCACCGTAATAGACCTTGCGGTCAATTTCGGTAAAGAGATCGGTCCAAAGCAGTCTTCCGATTCGCTGGAAATCCTCGATTAGATCGGGGAACCGCTTATCGGAGACGCGAAGGTCCTGCTCACACTTGATGTAAGAATCAACAGCAGCCTGGTTGCGCTCGTCAGAGCACTCCAGTTTCACCTTGCCAAACGCCATAGTAATTTGGCGAATAGCAAAGATGGCTGTCACATTCGGTTCATCAAGTAAACGACCACTAGTTCGATCGAACACAAGATCAAGGAAACCTCCGAGAAATCGGGGGAGACCGCTTGTAAAATGGAATCCATTAAACAAGTCGTGATCCACATAGCCACGGTCGAGACTTTTTTGGAAGTCCGACGCGAAGCTAGGTAGGGTAATCGCTAAAAACGAAAACCCCTCGTGTTCAAATCGGGCCTCGATATGTTTCATATCGAGGTCGGTACTAGTGCCACACCAGCTACCCAATTCAATGAGCAGCTCTTCGCAGAACAACATAAGGCTTTTCAAAACTGCCTCCTAACAGAGGTTAATTTTCCATAGCCATGTGTTGTCTTTGCTGGTAAACTCTCAGTGCCGGTTATTCGTACGGTTATCAGACTGCAGGAATCGTCCTACAATCATGATGACCAGAATACACGGTAGTACCGAGATACCCAGGACAAAACTAATCAGATCCATTTCTGAATTTGCTTAGTTCTCGCCACCCAGAAGCTGGGTGACCTTGTCCGACGTGAGGTACGCCGTCAGAGCGTTCACGAGGTCCTTCTGCTCGGCGATGGAATATCCACCGCCGGGGAAGTCGGACACGATGTAAACGCTTCCACTAAACTGCGTGTTGACCCCTGTGAAGGGGTCAGGCGCAACCTTCGTGGAGTCGATTCGGATGGTTCGACGGTTTCGCTTAGCGCCATAGGCGTGCGAGACACGAAGAGCCAGAGTGCCGTCATTGGTGCGGAACGCACCGTTGTCGACACCACTACTGGTGCGCGGAAGCGCAACAGCAGTGGCCGAACCGACCTTGAGAGACTGGGGATCAGCAAATGCCATGGCATTGTCCTGTCTTGTAATGGTATAGGAAATCTATACCTGATCATCGGACACCGGACGGTGCCAGATTACTTGGTCTTATCTCAAAGACCTTGGACTCTTGGTCAAACCAAGAGCTGCCAATATGGCCCACTGATTCTCGTTAAGAGAATCAAGTGAAATGCCAAATCCATAAGGTGTCGCTTTGAGTCTCTGTTTCCGGATAGTCCGGAATTGAGACACATAGCCGCTGACTGTACGATCGTAAAGATCGATACGGTCAATGCTCTGATTACTGATCAGTGTGGTTTCACACATCAGGTAACCATAGCGCATGACAAGGCTGTCCTTGGCGAAGGCCGATACGGAATTAATGAAAGTTCCGATATCGAACCACCAATCGACAAGCCAACTAAATGGAGTCAATTCCCAAAGGAGAGCCGGCGTGAGCCGGATCCCGAGGACCTGGTTAGCCAGTTCCTCGTACTTTTCCATCTTGCTGAGGAAGTCAGACCCCTCAGACAAGTAATAGGTAAAAGCACCTGCAAACGTAATCCTCCTTTTAGAGGATTGCGTGAAGGAATTTGACATAGCCGGTCTACCACTTTCAAAGAGACGCTTAACGTACGTGTTCTCCCAATTAAGGGATTCCATGCCGAGAAGCTCGACAGCGTTATCGCTGCCGGAGTACTGATTATGAATCTTGTACTCGTCTTTGAAGTTGTAGCGGCGTCGGACAATTTGTCCGGAATCACGCGAATACTGTTCGATGATTTTATTAAAATCAAGAACAGCTTTACAGAGCGACTCCACATCTTTGATGAGTGGAGTCCAACCAAATGTAAGATTGAGGTATTCACCGCCGATTTCTCGTGCGGCTCTACCTTTCATCTTAGTGAGGTTGTGTAGGACCATTGACGGCAAGCCGTCTTTGAGTTCCAGAACAGCCTGTGCGAGATTCGCTTCAGGAGCGGTTGGAATCGTCTTTTCGATAGCCTTCCTACCATAACCGTGCAGGACAGAATCGTCCCAATACGGATCAAAGGTAAGTTGGCCCTTCGAAAAGTCGAAGCCTCGCGGCTTGGGGACAACAGGTCCCCTATACATCGCTCCGTTAGGATAGTTTCCGCCTCCCCAAATCACAGTTTTCTGTGTTTCGGGTATGACGACCTTATTCTGAACGGAATCGAATGTATGCCCAGTATCATACTCGGCTGCCACTCTGACTGCTGACTCATTAAGTTTCAGGTAATCATAAAGATCCTGAGACGTCTTGAGTTTTACTAGTTCAGATTCCTGAGTGTGTCCACTCCTAAAGGAGTAGACACTATCTTTTGTGAGTACTGCATTGCTATCCATGAAGTAATTACCAGGAATTCCTCCTGGATTACTCGGATAGATGCATTGCATACTAGGCAGAACAACGTTCTGCCTAGTACGTGTTTGGTACTCACCCATTTAGTTCCCTAAGGATTGAATTGAACTACGACGGGAGTGCACTGCACGATCGTAGTAGATACCATTGCTGGCGGCACAAAGTACCGGGTGGCC